TTGCCCTTCACTAACGCATCGGTTAACGCATCCAAATCACCTGCGGCGGCCTTAGCACCTTTTGCCATTTCCCAAAGTTTAGGTCCGTACATGGTTAATGCGGTAACACCAACCATCACCAAGGTGTTTAAGCTAAAGAATGAGGCTGAAATTTCGCCTAACACGCTTTTTACTGGTTTCCCGTCTGCCTTTAGTTGTTCATTGCCTTTTTTAATTTGCCCTATGGCATCTTGAAACGCCCCAATGTTATTGGTAAGCGACATGATACCGATTTGCATACTTTGGGCAAAGTTTGGTAGCTCCCGTGCAATTTGAGCAACGGAATTACCCATCGCATTAAACCCACTCGCATAATTACCGACGTTACGACGGAAAATACCCATCTTTTGTTCTAAAGAACCTACTTCGGTGTTCAGTTTTTTATAATGCTCAATCAGTTCTTTGCCTCTCGCGCTTTTCAACATAGCGTCATTCATTCCCCACAGTTCTTTTTTTGCAGCGGCCATTTGTTTCTCCATGTGTTCTAACGAACCATCAACGACGTCAAGGCTTTTTACGTAGTCTTTATTGCCCTTTACCGCATCTTGGTACATTAACTTTTGTTCGGCATGAAGTTGACCTATCAATGTTTTTTGAGCGGCAATTTTATCATTGTATGAATCAATTTGACGCTTTAATTTCTCCATTTCATCTATCTGAGTAGATGTGCCAGACCGACCACCACCACCGGAAGAACCGCCGCCCTTACCAATGGCATCGTTAAACTTCAAAGCCTGCTCGGTAGCCTTTACCAGTAGTTGGTAATTGGCCTCCAAACTGTTTTCAAGTTTCGTCAACTGGTCCTGCGCACTTTGCAGGACTATATCGCTAATTAGTTCCTGTGCCATTGCTTTGCTTTAAATCGTTAATTTCCTTGGTTATTTGTGCTAGTTTTTGAGCAATAGCACCACTTTTATCTATAATTCGTTGACCAATCTTGATTAAAATTAACCCCTGCAAATTTTGAATCCATACCCATGTTATAGGTATAAAACAGGTTATTAAAATTGCAATTAGCATCCCGGTAAGTATGTATACAAATTGTTCCATCACTTCTTATTTTTGTTTTTCATTTCATCGTATTGCCTTTGCATGTTTTCCGCGTACTCATTGTACATGTTCACGCATGCAAAATATTGTTCGGTTGTCAAGTCTTTAATGCTCATAACAGGCCATTGGAAAGCCCTGCTACAGTAGAGTAAGAACCGAACATAGTCGGCTCGTTCCGGTGGCTTGTTCTCGTTGCTAGATTGCTTTGCTTCGAGTTCCGCATGAAGTTTGTCTAGGTAAATACCTTCTTTATTGAGCCATCCCAAAAAAATCTTTTGGCAGTTTTGCATATTTTCTGCGGTCAATTCCTTTGGCATCGGGAAGCCAAATAAACGCATGGCCTCTAATACATACGGGTTCATGGACTTGGAAGACAATTCCAATAGCATTGCTCCTATTTTTTCTCGGTTGCTTAGTTGTTCGTACTCTTTTACTGATTGTAGATTAGATTCTAGGGCTTTGCCGCCTATTGCCTTGCTAGCTTGCTCGATAATTGCCTCCCATGCTTTTAATAAAGCGTATTCGGTAGGCTCGCCGCTTATAATCAATCCTGATAGATCACCTTTGCAGGTGGCTAGTATATATGCCTCAAGTGGTAGCCTCAAATCTTGGTATAAACTCCACGATTTTGTAACCGCGATTGGTTGCGGTTTCGAATTCGGTAATATGAAGTTTATTATCTTCCTGATCGAGGTATATGGCATAGTTGCTATCATTCTGTATTGCTCTTTGTTGTGCTTGTTCTCTTAAAAATGTTAGTTGCCTTTCGGCTATTGCCCTTGCTCTTCTACAAGGTATACACGACAAAACACTCATAATTTTGTGCCTTCGTGTACTTTTTTTAATACTGAATCACGGTAGAATTCATCGCACGCCCGTTGTTTGTACTCTAAACTCAACCCCAGGTGCTTACCGCCTGTTTTACTATCAACCGACGCGGAAATATTACTATCCGTTTTATACACAATGGAGAACCCCGACGTTTGTACGTTAACCGTACCGTGAAATTTACCGTTGATATAAAAATCCATTACACCTCGCGGTTTTTGCGCATTCGGGCTAATTCGTGCCTTCCATGCTTCGTACCTCAATGCACTTTCCCGACTTTTAAAGTATGGGTCGTCAACGTACTTTGGTAGATTACCGCCGTCTGCATTCTTACCTGCTAACATTTGCTCTCGGTTTATTTCTGCAAACTTCTCTTCATTCTCCTTCACAGCCTCTATTGCAGCCTGTGGGAGGCTGAACGATCTAACGTTTCGTAATACTTGAGCGATTGTAGCCATGTTAGTAAAAAGGGGGCATTTCACCCCCTTAATTTGTTTTAAGCGGTTGTGGGTTCGGATTTAACCTTCTTTCCTGCTATACTGTTATAGAATTCAGTTAATAGGCTTACCGACGCTTCGGGATAGGCTTTTAAAAAGTCATCCAACGATTTGTATCGGGCTTTAACTGATTCGGGGTTGAAGTATGTATTACCAACCTTTACCATGCTTTCATTCTTTGCCATTTTCAATTTAATTTATGAGGTTTACAATTAAGCACGTGCGATTATGATTTCAAAATCAGAAATACCGACAATGCTTTCAGCGATCAAGTCCGTCATGCTGGCGCTGATCTTAACCAAACCACCTGCGGAAGCCGGCCAGTCTGTATCGGAAGAATCAATGTCTACAACGAAGTTTTCTGCAACCGCATTTAAGGTAGTAGATGTGATCGTAAGCGCAGCTCCTGTTGATACGTTGTAGGCCTTTATAGCCGCCGCAATACCAGTACTTACCCGTGAATACAAGTTTGTTGTATCCCCCATGAGTTTTAATGTAACCACACCAACACTTGAAAGAGTAGCGCTCACTTGCTGCAATTCGGCATACTCTAAACCTTGTAAGGTTGTTGAGTAGGCAAAATTTGAAGGAAGTCGGGCAAACCCTGAATTTCGTTCGAAATCTTCGCTGTTTTTTAGAGCCACACCAATACCTGCCTTTGAGGATTCGGTACCACCTGCGCCAAACATACCTGTATATAACAAGCTAAGAGGGTAAGGGCTTAAACCGCCGTCCGAACGTCTTACGCCGTGCATTACACCGTTGTCGAACATTTTTGGATCAAGGAAAAAAGCCGAATATTCGGTATGCTTACCTCGGAATGTTGTAAATACCTTATGCCCGCTTAATTTCCCATCATGAGTGAAATACCAATGATATTTAGGCGCAGAACCTATTTCAGCGCCGCCGTAGCCTACTTCATTGATTTGTATATCCGTGGATTTGTCCTCCACGTTTAAGAATTTCCCCACTACGTGCCAACGTAATGCAGGGTCTGGATCGTTTAATTTGTCTACGATTGTCGTAGGCAATGCGAGCAAGTCAGCAGACGTTAAATAATCGTCTACTGGAACGAGTAACATTCTATCGAGTTCTTTAAAATCAATAGGACATCGCGCCGCACCTGTAGCCCGAACATTACCACCGCACTGTACTTCGTTCGCGTACACTTCATAATTTGATTGTGCCATTTAATTTTTGTTTTAAATTTTTTGAATAATACCTAGCATTGGATGCTAGAATCTGTTAATTTGAGTTTTAACCCTTTGACGTGTATTGCATCTACAGTATCCGGTAAAGCGTACCGCGTAGCGTTTTCGCTCATGTGGTAGTCATCAACCTTTTCATGGGGGTAGTACCTGTCTTTATAGCCGTGAAACTTGTTACTATACGCTATATCGCTCATAAATTGGGCATATATAGGATTCAGTATAGGAACATAATTATTTGCCCGTCTGTCTTCGCCGTACCATGTTGGATCAGTTAGATTTACAATAAGAAAATCTAACGAAACATCGAAAAAACCTTCACTACTTACAGTTTGTTGGAACGTATGCACCAACGCGATAAGAGGGTATTTGAATTTTGATGTGGAAGGCGTTTTAGACATCGCTACAAGGCGTGCCGCTATTTTGTTCCACGTATCATGGATAAAATACACATTACCGTCATACCCAAGCCCTTGCAGGTAGGTACTTAATGCCGTTCCGGTTTCGCCAACTAAATTGGTGAATATTTCCGGTATATCGGGAGGTAAATGTGTATAGTCTTTAGCCATTACAGTACACGGTTTTTAAAGATGAAAAGATTTTGATTCTCATGAATGTCGCTGAACTGGTCGGTGTCTGGTTCGTATGTTTCACCAATGTAACCGTAGGAACTAAACGCGCTATCTTCAACGTTTAGCATCAACCAGTTGTGCATGTGCCAATTCATTTTAACCATTTCGTTCCATGCCGTAACCATTTTATACAATGGACTGGAGGTAATAGAATGCTCGTGAACACTCATTACCTCCGAGTTACCCATCGTATTTGTCGCGGTGTCTCGTCTATACCGACAATACACATAGTTTGCAATAGGACTGATTTTATCCCCTAGAATTGTTCCATCGTCGTCTAGGTGGGTAGTAAACCCATTCCATTTGTATGTTAGCCCGTCAATCTCATTTACGTATGTAGTACCAAATACCAAGTATCTGTACATTGCATCGGTAGAAGAAGGGTTTAACGGATCATAGGAATCCATGATAGATATTAGTCTATTTGCTAAACGGTAGCCTAAAATGGTTTCCAGATACTCTTTGACGTACTTTGTAATCACCCCATCAAAAGAAGTTCGCTCAATAGAGCCAACGCCTAGATTAGGTAATGCCAAAGTATTATGGAAGTATTCCGGTGTGATGAAATCGAATGCCATTGCTTAATTATTTGTCAAATGGTAAAACATTTACGCTGCTAATTCGGGTTACTTGAGTACCAGTACCAACGAACGCCAATCGAACGAACAATACACGGCCCCCCGTATTCCATTGAGTAAGCGCGTATGTGTACTTTGCGCTTCCCGAAAGTGAGGTCATAGTAAACTGATCAGCCGTAGTAACCGAGGTACATTGTAACGTATCGCAGTTATTCCCATCCGTGCCGGGTACTTTGGTTAATGCAAACCATTTTGTGCCATCCATGGAACCTTGGAGTAACACCTTGAAGGTGGATGTACCAGATACATTGGCTGCGGTAAAATAGAAACGGTAGTTTCCTGTGGTGTACTTGTTCAGTTGGCCGCTTGTTGTTCGGAAATAGGTTGTTCCGGCGTTTAAAACGGAATCTAGCCCTGTTGTTGCCGCGCTCATTGTTACCTGTGCGCTAACACGTTGGCAGCTAATCAACCCGACAAATAGCACTAATGCTAAAATTAATTTTTTCATTGCTTATACTTTTTTTAATTCGGCAGCGCCTTTTTTAATTAATACCATTGCCAATTCAGCCCCTACAGGGTATTCTTTGCCTTTCTGAAGGCCTCCACCGATACCGATAACAATCTGCTCCCCTTTGAGGTTCAAATCTTGTACTGGTTCGGCTACTAAAGGAGTGTCTACCGCTTGTTCTGCCTGTACTGTTTCTGGATTCTTTTTATTAGACTTTGCCATTGTTATTTATTTGGGTTATGCTACGGCTTGAAGAGCGGTTTTAGCGGTTGCGAAATCACCTTTGATTAAACATGGTGCATCATTAGCGGAAACGAATTGAGCTAAACGAGCTTCAACGATAAGCGTCATTTCATTGTTGATAGGATCGTTACCACTCGAAACCATTCGGATGTTTATCCCTTCACGGAAACGAACGTTAATAACGCTTGTATCACCACCTAAGAAGTAACCGGAAGGAATCATAGGCGTAGTAATGATATTCATACCGCCAATTCGCAAACCAGTGCTATTAATACTCCAATCGCGATAATCATTCCATACAGGGTGGCCATCAGTACCTTTAATACCCTTTATGATTGACAATGTGTCACGGTGCATGAAGAAATTATTCGGCATCCCAAATGCATTTTCAGACTGATTTGCCACATTTTCAATAACATCAATCTCATGAGCTGATACGATATTGTTAGCGTTTGAACCTGCGCTAAATGCTGTAGCCCATTCAGTAGCACCTTTCAAATTTGGAGTAGAACCGTTACCGGAATACAACTGGTCTTCCATTACGATAGCAACACGCTTCATAAGATTCATTTCAAGGTATGAAACAAACTGCGGTAAGTCATCGAGCCACTCCGTAGAAACTTTAGCATGTACCGCGATCTTTTCAACCTTTTGGGTTTTCTCACGTTGTTGTACATCCAATTGCGTTTTGACGGTTGATTCCGCAATCATTACAGGCGTTCCTTCTTCGTCGGTTTCCTCAATCCAGTACGCAAACCGCTTGCTTAATGACCCAACGGTTACCGCGCCAAGGTATTTCTCTACACGCTTACGAATAGGGCTAAAAATTCCGGCGTATTCCGTTAGTGAGTGATAAGTACTACCCGCAAGAATTGAACTGGCTTCGGTAATTGTTCCTACTGTTTTTTCAATATGGATGTTCACCTCTTCTTTTGCGCCAATACCTTTTTGAGCAATGATTTTCTGAACACCTTCGTTCTTTTCGAAGGATTCTTTCATAGCATCCCCGAAGGTTTTCGGTGCAGAAGTTTGGGTTACACGGGCTTCACGTTTCATGTGTTCGAATTCCGTACCCATTGACATTGCGGCATCGTACAACTTTTTGTAATCGGCCTTGTTGGCTTCGGCATACTCTTTAATGGCATCCTTTACCATTTGGTCGGCATCTTCTTTGCTAATCATTCCGACCATGGCTTCTTTGGCTGTGGTTTCGATCAAATCGACCATTTCATTTTGGGCCTTGATCTCTTCGACGGTGTATTCCGCCTTTGTTTCGGGGTTTATATCCCCTGCTTTTAAACGAATCATTGTGATTTTTTTTGAGTTAATAAAAATTGTTTCATCATTTCATGTTTAGTTTTCGGAGTGACTTTCATCGGCTCTATTTCAATGGAAGTGATCGGATCGGCTTCCTTTGTTTCTTGTTCGTTGGCATCTTCTTTGGCTTCGTAAATTCCGGTAGCGTCATTCGAGCCACCACCTAAAACCATACTAGCTTCGCCGCGTATTCCTAGTTCTTCAACGCCAAAGAAGTACCCTAGTTTTTCCGCGCGCTCACGGTTGACAATTCGGCCTATATTGGCTTCGAAGTATGCTAGGTTATCGGAGTGGTCTTTATGCTTAGAATTCATTCCTAAAGCGACCTTTATATAAATCATTCTTACCGAACATTCTATGTCCTTTTCAGTCTCTAAAAGAATCTTTGCGGTAGAGTTGATAATATTATTTTTATCATAGCCTAAGATTAAGCCGTTAGTATTCCCTTCGTACGGTTTGCCTACCAATGCCCAAGGAATAGAACGAATGAACATTTCAATCTTTGACTTAGAAACTACAATACCTTGACTGGTTAGATTGTGATCGGTACAGAAATAAACTTTACCTTGTTGATCTTTGGCCGTTTTGTTCATGGATGTTTCCCAATGCACGTCATCATGCGAATCCATGTAGTTAGTCGTGGAAACGATAGGGTACATATAGTTTTCCTTCGTTCGGAATCCAATACCTTTTACCGTTTCGCTCTCTTCTACGTGCGGTAACATGGACAACGGAACGCGGCATTTATCGTTGTATACTACCGACTTTTTACGGTCGATTATGATCGTTTCATTTGCTTTTAAAGCGTGAAACAATTCGTCTTGCGTCTTAAACGTCTGGTCTGGTATGTGTATGCACTTAATCATTTCTCTATAATTTCTTTTTAGCCTTCCCCTCTAGAAATTCTACCTTCGGGAAATACTGGTCGTGTAATGCCAACGCTGCCCGTATTGGTTTGGCCTTCGTTTAATTTTAGGAGTAAAGCGCCTGAAACCTTATTCTTAACTTGTTCAATTTGCTCTGGGGTGAATATTTCTATTTCTAAAAGTTTCGCAGTATCAATGACGCTTTGTAGGTGCGTTAATAAATCGGTTATTTTGTTGAACGTATCGTTATACAATTCCATATTTATAATATCTTTAGTTTGTTCGCTCATTTCAGTACTACGTTATTTTGGTTCGTTTTCTTTATGGTTTTCTTCTTTAGCCTGTCTGCCTCTTCTTTGGATAATTCACGCGGTTTGTCCACGCTTTCATTGTTAGTCTTCGTGGTGGTCGGTTTCATGCTTCTAAGGGGTGTAATTCCATTATTTGTATGCCTTCGGAGGCATCATTGTAACGGAGGGTGAACGATCTACTAATTGTATCTTTAAAAATGTATGGTCTGCCTTCGATTGTGCCAGGGTCTTCCGTTCCTTCAACCACCGGAAATGTTAGCGCCTCGGTTAATTCTTCGCCTTTAGCGTCTAATTGTTCGGTTACATGAGTTTCGGTAGCTATTCGGCCGCCATCAGGAAATATTACGGTTGTAGACTTACTTTGAGGGAATAACACATTCGTAACCCTACCAAGTGCCTGCTGTAGATTACTTCGCATTGTTTACCTCCTGTTTTTTGTTACTTAAATTGAATAATTCCCTTTCCTCGGTCGATAGGTTAATGAAATACTTATTTTCCCATGCATTAATCCCGTTCTTTTCACCACACAATTCAATGAAGCGCCCGTATGTTATAGCACAACTGGTGAACTTTCGAAATGCAGTTTCATATTCCTTTTGGGAAATGTTCGCTTCCTTTTCTTTGTCACCTTGCAGCACCTCAATGTGATCGTAACTTACTCGGAACTCCTTACCTTCTTTGATCGCGCCAACGCAATCATTAAGTTGATCGTAAATATTTTGAGCGGATGGTATTACAAAGTCTTGGTAAAGCGATTTCTTTGCCTCTTCGGTATTGTTAAACGTTGTTTCAGAGCCTTCCCCTAGTAATGGGAAGGAATACCCTAACCCGTTGCAAATTGTCTTTAAATCGTCTTCGTAAAACTCCCGTATCATTAAATCCGCAGGGGAATACGACATATTTTGGTACTGTAGTGGTTGACTTGTAATTATCAACCTCCATTTGTCGCCGGATAGCCCGAATTTACTTGAGTAGTCTTTTTGTAGTTTTTCTTCTTCGATTGGGTCTAATGGGGTAGTAGCGCCCATTTCATTTTTACCTATATTCGACAAAACCCCCTGCGCTCCTCTGTTACGTATAACAAAGTTCTTCGATTCCATTAGCTCCATTAAATTAAGTATTGGTAGCTTAATAGATTCGATTCTACTTTGTGGAATAGGCGAAGGGTCTAACGATGTGGTTATATCAGTAAAGAAATAGAGTTGTTCGATTGTTTCGCGGTCAAAAGTTTGTTGATTACCGATTAATCCGAACCGAACACTATCTATCATGTCTTTAATAGACCTAGCCCCCAAATACTTGTTATTCCACTTTATATCTAGGTATTGCGGTGGTAGTATCCATAATTCGGTTGGTGTAGATTGTAGTAACGGGCTTGTATAGATTGGAAGAACAACGCAAACGCCAAACAATTTGGCTATCGTCTCAACTTGTGGCCAAAACTGTTTACCGCGTAGTAACGGATTTGGATTGTTGTATAACTTCCAAAGCGGATCGGACGTGTTGGTGATTAGATCGTCATCCTTTTTCTTAAGGTCGTGAAGAGTTACGATACCATTATTGAACGCTAACGCCGTTCTGGTCATTATGTAACTGATAGGTGGGCATTCACGGTAATACTTTACTACATCATTTGCGCCTGTTGTTCCGAACAATAACCTACCACCGTCTATAGAATAGAAGAAGTTTTGCAAGTCTGTTGTACTTGCGGTTACGGGGTAACTACCTTTGGTTACTCCTTTTTTAAACGGATTGCCAATTTTCGGCAACCCGCCAATTTTCACGCTCAATTCAAACATTTAACCAGTTTGGCTGCCCTAACTCGTGCCTGATATTACATCGGTACTTTGCGAAAGGTCAGCGGTGAAATAACTTAGATTCGGTACAAATATACAAAGTACTTTGAATTACAAAGTATATTTTGAAAAAAAATTATACTTTCAGTATTTATTGAAAGTTTGGGTTATTTATTCATTGGTATTTTCATTGGTTTTTATCAATGTAAAGATAAGGAAGTTTGGTTATTAAATCCTATGTGTTGAATAAAAATGTGTATAGATAGCATAACGAATTGCGTCCATCAAATGGTTATGCGCATCTATTGGAATGTTCAATGACTTACCCGTGTTCTTATCTTGTTCCCACATGTACTTTTTACGCTCTGAATCCAGATTTATCGAATCGGATGTGTAAAATATATTGTACTCCTTTAGCTTGGTTATACCTGCAACTATACTGCCTGCGCCCTTTTTTGTTGGTGAGCAATAGAACCCAAGTCTACCTAACTGCGCGTTCATGTCTGGGTCATGTTCGGTATATACTTTGGTTCGGTTGCCTATTACTCCGTTAGCCTTTAGTATTACGGATATTTCTTTGGCCGAAATGCCAGGGGAATAGGCTAATTCCTTTACAAATACATTTTCCCCTATCCATGCCACTTTAACTATCGCGGTCGGGTCATTTGTGTACCCGTAGTCAATGCCTATAATAAAGTCTTGATCGGGAAATTCGCTTGGGTCAATTACTTTCCAGTTCGGGAAGATCAACCCTTTCAAATTACCCGTCTTCCCACGTGCATATACTGCCCACAAATCAGGGTCTTTAATGTTTTCGGTTCGAAAGTGTTCGTGTTCACTTAAAAAAGGATTGTGCCTGTGGTCGGATATAATGAGGCGTACATCGGTTGCAAGGTCATTACTATTCTTATCCGTACCTATCAACTTCTCATGTGGCCAAAACGCATAGCTTGGGTTATAGTCAATGTACACCTGCCTTCGCGTTCTCTTTGCTAATTGCCAGAAAACAAGGTAGCTAATGCCCTGCGCCTCGTTCACGAATAAATACTGCCTCTTCCCTTGCTTTGCGCTTTGCTCGTTCTCACAACTAATGAACTCCATTATCCAACCAGTTATGAATGTAATTACCCTGTCGGTTTCGTTCCAACTCTTCACGTACTTACGTAGTTCGGGAGTAGATAGGTAAATATTTTTCGCGTGCCGGTAAGCACCTTTTTTCAGATTCGGGATAGATTCGGCCACTACGCTTATAATCGGGTCAAGTGCAGGTGCATCGAATGTAATTGCACGGGTGTATAACAACTGCATTAGCGCGTACGTCTTACCGGAATCCGTGCCACCTTGGTTGATAATAATACCTTCTTTAGCTTCGTAATTGGCTTGGAATACTGGTGAGCAATTAAACATACTACTCTTCTATTTCCGCTTCACTTGAGGCCATCGGAGGGGCTGTATTGAATACATTTACAACTGGTGGGGCTGTTATCTTATCACCGTCGCTTGTTACGTCTAACTTATCACCATAGAGTTTAGGGAATAGCTTTGATAGCTCCCATTTCTTTGCGTCTATTTTTAGCCTTTGAAGTTGAACCCAGCCAGTATCAATTCTGCCAGTTTCCCTATCCCGTTGCGGTTCTTCCATGTAATCCGCCTCTATGCTATCAAACTTAGTATGCGCCATTGCTTCTTTGGCACGCGCGTATTGTTTACTCTTTTCTTTTGTTGCGTCCTTATCCAGCCACTCATAAAACACCTTATTGCTTATAGTGCCGTGCTTTTCCGTAGCCTTCCTTAATGACAACCCGCTCTCAATCAATTCGCATATTTCGGTAAATATTCTATCCTTATCCTTTTGACTGTATGCCATTTGTCTTAATGATATACGCCAAAATTACTATTTCACTTTGAATTTCAAAGAACTTTTTATTTTGTGGATAAATTTTCTGGGTACGATTTGTTTAAGTCGTGAAAAAGTGGAAAGTTTGGCCTTTAGTTGTAGTTTAGATTATCAGGATATTTTTTCCTCCAAGAGAAGCCCCCGTAATGCAGCACGGGGGTTTTTTATTGCCATTTAGTAAGACTTTTAAACTTTTTTCAAAATTAATAGCCTAGAGCCATGCGGCTTTGCGCGAATTTTACTGTTTTTCTCAAAAATAATTGAAAAAATATTTGGCAAATCAATCCGATTGATAGTATATTTGTGGTATCAAAACAAAAGATAAAAACCATGCTTATCAAAATAAACGAACTGGTAAAAGGAGATAGCTTTATGTTGAACAGCGAAGGGGCTTCAACTGTTTATGTGACAGAAAATATAATCAAACTAAGCGATTGCGTTGTAAAAGTTGATGCTATCGGCAAATTAAGTGGTCGTAAAAAGTCATTTACAAAAGTAAATTCAGTTCGAGTAATCAAGTTTTAACCCCACCGCAAAAAAATTCACCAATAGAATAAAAACCAACCCCATGAAATGTATTAAATGTAACAGGGAGGCCGAAATGTTTTGGAAGGACAAAGAGAAACAAAACGGGCATTCGGAAACATTCTACCGCGATATGTGTGCTTCGTGCTATGAATTAACCTACGGCAAGCGGCCCAAATCTCTTTGGGAAATAAACGAAGACAGAAAAAATTCATCACCCTCGGTTGAGGTAAAAAATTAAACATGAACAAACCCAAAAAACCTATCCGACAAATACAGCCGTACGAAATTGAAAGGGCGGAACATGAATACAGGCGCAAGGCATTGCCGTTTCAAATAATGTTAGATAAAGCCATGTCTTTAGTTCCTCTTAAAGCATACGTCACCAATGAAGGTACCGCGTTTGAGCCGCCACATAGCCACGTAGTCGATAATATTACAAAATGGCTAGACCATATCAAAGGGACCATTCAAATTAAATTAGAACAAGGAGAATTTAGATGAAGAAACACACCAAAAAAGTTGACGGCAGAAAAAACAACGGTGGCAAACGTGAAGGATCAGGAAGAAAAAGCCGTGAAGAATTAAGGCTACCACCTGTTAAACCAACCACGGTCGAAGTAGAGCCGGAAGTAATAGTTTTAGCCCGAAAAAACCATAAAACAATCGGTGGCGCATTACGATTCGCCGCCAAGTACGGGCCGGATGATGTTGTTAAAAAAGAAACTGGACAAAATGAATAATAAATTAATAAATATTTCCGAATTTGAGCCAATACTTGACTTTATAGAAGAGGCGAGACTTGAGCCAATGGCCAATCAAATTTGGCTAAATATTAGGATACCGCGCAACTTCGTTGTGGATGTAGAAAAATGCAAATCTATTTTTAAAAGCGATGCCGCAATAGATTACGTAAAATTTTCATTTGGGCAAGTAGAAGTAAATTTGAAAGGCACAATTTTAAGCCCTGAATTGTCCAGTTTTTTTATTTCCGAAATTACCAAAAGAGGCGGCGTAGGGCGGCGTAGTTGGTAGCGTTAGATGTGATTAAAAAAGAAATAGAATAAATTATTAACTTTAAAATTAAATAAAATGTCAGAAAACAAAATTAAGCACGTAGAAAAAGGATGGGGCGAATCGTCAACGTTTTTTACAACCGACGATAATTTTTCAGAAGCAGTAAGGCTAGATGAAATCAAAGAAGAAAGTAAGCAAGTAAGTAACGATATTATAATAAACGTTTATCGTGGCTACAGAGATGGTAAACTGGTGTTTGAAATGGGGGCAAGCATAGATGTTACGGTTGTGTTTCAATAGCCCGACTACCAGCGCCCTGCGCCCCCTAAAACCCATCTATAAAATCCTCATTCCTACCTAGCCCTAACGATTTAAGGTAGTTGGTGAAACTTTTGTGGTCTGTATGGCCCGTAACCAACGTTTTCGGGCTTGGCGAAG